ATTACAGATCTGTGGTCTGCCCAGAAGATTAAGAACGAAATTGAGCTGGCCAAGCATAATATTGAACCGCAAGCGTCGGTAAAAGATCAGCACCTGCTCGCTCCACCTGCCAGTCCAGTTGAGGGTGACCGATATATTATTCCAGCTGGAGCAACCGGGGCATGGGCGGGGAAAACGAATCAAATCGTTGAATATCAGTCTGCTGCTTGGGTCTTTTATGTTCCTGCTGTGGGTTGGACCGCTTATGTCGACGACGAACAGAAGATTTATAGCTGGAACGGAAGTGCATGGGTTCGTACCGGGGGTGCGCTACAGACGATTACCGCTGGGAACGGGCTAATTGGTGGTGGTCAAGCCGATGCTGTAACGCTGAATATTGGTGCAGGCAATGGGATTACGGTCACTGCAGACGCGATTGCCGTTACGGCTGGAAAAGGGATCATCGTAGATGGAACAGGTGTAGCTGTAAGTGTGGATGGAAGTAGCATCATTTATGATGCTGCGAATGGCAATAAACTTACTGTAGCCAGTATTGATGGCGGAACATTCTAGGGGGCGGGATAATGGCTCTAAAGACATTGATTCAAATACGTCGCGGATTGGAAAGCGCCATTGGCGCACTGGCTATTGGTGAGCTTGGCTTCTGTACAGACAGTAGGAAGCTATATATTGGTTCTGCTGCTGGGAATGTCTTGCTTGTTGCGGCGCAGAGTACCGGGGACATGCTGAAAAGTATCTACGATACGAATAACAATGGCAAGGTGGATTTCGCGCAACAAGCAGATAGTGTGGCTTGGGCGGGGGTAGCGGGGAAGCCATCCGTGTTTCCTCCAGCGGCGCATACACATGATTATCTGCCTAAAGGCCCTCTAACCTGGAATCAAATGAAGGGGGTGTAGGGGATGAGCTATGGCAACTCTTTATTCAGCGAATTATTGTATTCCGCAGATGAAGATTCGAATCATCCGGGTGAAGTCGAGGCGCCTGATCTAATGCAGTATTTGCCGGATTATTATAAGGATGTCCGTGAAATAGAGAAGCTTCAGGAGACCATCGGGCTAGAAATTGGTGGACTGAAGGTAGGCACTATAGATGTACTGGATCAGGCGTTTGTTGAAACGGCAACTGTGAGCCTTGGACGTTGGGAGGCCGAGCTTGGACTAAATATCGATTCATCCAAGTCATATGCCACACGCCGAGAGATGATTAAAGCGAAGCTGCGTGGAAACGGGACGACAACGCCGGAGATGATCCAGCGGACGGCGTCCGCCTTTTCGGGTGGAGTGGTTGAAGTTAAGGAAGCGCCTGATGAGTACCGTTTTGAGATTCATTTTGTGAGTACACTGGGCATACCTCCGAATATGGCAGGGTTGATTCAAATTATCGAAGAGATAAAACCTGCACATTTAGCTTATGAATTTGTGTTCAGCTATACCTGGTGGGACTCCGTTAAGGTTTTGACTTGGGAGAGTGCTCACAGTAAGACATGGAACGAATTAAGAACTTATAGATAGGAGAGTGACACATGCAAACTACAGGAAATTTGGGCTTAAAGAAGCCCGAGGGAACGGATATTGTTGATATTGCCGATTTAAATGGGAATATGGACATCTTGGATAATACCGTTACTAGCAAGGTCGATAAAGTTACTGGCAAACAGCTGTCTACGAACGATTACACTACGGCGGAGAAAACGAAGCTGGCGGGCATTGCTGCGGGTGCCAATAATTATGCGCACCCTAATCACACGGGGGATGTTACTAGTAATGGTGATGGAGTTACGGCTATTGCGGCTGGAGTGATTGTGAATGCAGACGTTAATGCTACGGCTGGGATTGATGCCTCGAAGATTGGGACTGGCGTGGTCTCGAACACGGAGTTCGGGTATTTGGATGGGGTGACTGGGGGGATTCAGGGGCAGTTGAATGGTAAGGCGCCATTGGTTACTACTCCGCAGCAGACTACCGCTGATATTACGTATTATGTGCGGACGGATGGGAATGACAATAATACGGGATTAAGCAATGCTACTGATACGGCATTTAAGACTTGGCAAAAAGCCTTGGATTCTTTACCTAAAGTCATAAATCACACCGTTAAAATTTATATAGCGGACGGCACATACAACGAAAATGTATCGGTGAAGGGGTTCCACGGAGGCGGCACTCTTACAATAACGGGGAACACGAATAACGCCGCTCTTGTTTCGGTCACGTCTGTAGAACAGTACGAGAATTTCCTAGCGGTAAGTTTGATTTCTGTTACTGCAACGACTACAACCAAAGATGCTTTTACGATAAATCGCTGTATAGGGTTTCGCCTTAACGAATGCAGAGCGGTAGCAGTTGCAGCCACTTATAGCGGAGTCATGATCTATTTTTCAGTCGGAGTTATAGCCAACGGAACATACAGCAATAAAATTGTCGGCATAAACGCTAGTGCTAGTTCGCAGATTGATGTAATCGGTACAACTGGTACGGGTAATGCCGTTGGTATAGGTTCTAACGATGGTTCAATTATTACCAAGTCCGGTGTCACTATTACGGGAAATCAGTTGGAAGGTGTGGCAGGAGGCACAATAACGGCTGGCGTTCTTAACCCATGGGGAGATAATACACTATCAAGTCGTAGTGCAGTAAGAGCTTCAATTTCTGCTACGCAGTCACTGGCAGCGAACACTTTTACAAAGTTGGCATTTAATACAATTCATCAAGATTATTCTGACGAGTTCAATATAACTTTAAATAGATTTGTTGCAAAAAAAAATGGCTGGTATTTAGTTACTGGTGGTATTGGGATAACTACAGCGCCAATTGGAACGGCAGTGAGTTTGATTATTTTTACCGACGGGTACAGACAAATTGACATAGGATCTTTTTCTCCAAGCGGTGCGGCGGGCGGCGTTAGTGTGTATGGGTCAGCTGCGTTTTATATACCAGCTGGTTCATTTGTAGAATTATACGCATACCCTACCAGCGCGGTCACAACCCACTTTGGCAGCAATCTCACTAGTTTCACAGTTGCACAGATAGCATAAGGAGGGGCAAAATGAATATAGCACAAACAATTATATATCTATACCCAAACGCTAATTCAACGAAGGACTTTATGGTGCAAGATAACGGACCTGAGCCAGTATTACGCAAAGGCGTAGACGGACGGACGCGATACGAGATCCGACCAATTGAAGAAGACGAGACCGAAGCAATCGAGGGTGTACACTACCGTTATGTAGTGGACTATAACCTACTAGTCGAGGGCGAAGACTACGACATTATTGAACGTGGCCCATACATCGCCGCCTGGAACCTAGACGTACCACAACCAACAGAAGTAGAACTCGAAGCAGCGTGGGAAGCCTACCTAGAGGCCGAAGCCAACAAACCGCCAGAGTTAAGCGAAGTCGAACAACTGCGCGCAGAAAATACGGCTTTGCAGGACCGGCTTCAAGACGTCGAAGTCATCATGGCTGAATTACTAAGTATTTAATGCTGAAAGGAGGGTCAATAATATGACAATGAATTCATTAACAGCCGCCAAAATTCGCTTAATGGCTAACGCATGCATCACTCGTTATGATCGTGAGGAAGGTCCGATAGAGGATATCATTTCTTCCTATAACATGCAGCCGGATAATGAGATTTTGGTAAAGGTGCAGATTATCGAAAAACGATCAGATATACCATTTGTTGAACATAATTCTTCTGAGCAATCATCAGCTATATAACTTGCACGCATCCAAACAGGAGCGTGTTTTTTTGTGCCCTCGGTACTCCGGGGGCTGCTTACGCATCAACATCATTACAGAAAGGAGCGGACGAATGAAAGAGGGGGATATTACGCAATTGGAGAAGCTGCTGCCGCTGGCGGATAAGTATGGGCTGGCTTATATTGTTGCGTTTATTTTGATGATTGTGCTCATGGTGTTATTGCGTGCGATTGTCAAAGGGAACCTTGTACCGCGAGAAATGCTGGATCGGGCAGAGGAGGATCGGGATCGTCTGCAAGCGATTCTGGATAAGGAGCGCTCGGAGTTTATGCAGCCCACACTGGACGTCTTAAAGAAACTGAAGATTGACCATACGGAAGACAGGGGGAGTTAGGAATGCTGTCACAATGGAT